ACCCGCTATGCCTGCTGAGTCAATCGCCCCTGTAGCGGTCTGTACCATCTTCTGAAGGGCATCTGCTTGGGCAAAGGTAATCTGGTTAACTTGACCAAAATTAAACGGCTGTAGGATTTCCTGTGGATTACCATTGGTCAGTAGGAGTTTACCAGCTCTGACTTCCGGACGTGATCCTCGTGGGATACGTGTAGCGTCCATAGCCATCATTGGGTGCACTGTGAGTGCCAGAGCGTCAATACGTGCTCTGAGTTCAGCGTCCAGAGCCTTCTGGCTGTTGTAGCCCTTCTCGCACACACCACGACCCCAGAAACGCGAAGGTACTACGTCCCATGGGAAAGCAACAATGGGTCTGTCCTGCATCATGTAGGGATTTTCTTCGGCCTTCAGGAGTGTGCCACCGTCAGCAATAACAACGATAGCTTCTACGTAGTAGGACTCGTTATCGTCTTGTGATAACTCCTCGTCACCTTCTTCGGCCTGTGCGTCATTCAGGAGATAACGTGGGACAAGACCATAGTACTTCGTGAGACGCACTTTGTCGTCCAAGTACACCGTGAGGTCCCTGTCGGGTTCAATGTCAAAATCAGGAGCAGAACCCTTGAGTGGCTCGTCACGGTACACACCGGACTCCTGTAGCTGCTCCACGAGATGTCGGGATACAAACTCGTCAACAGCAACACCCAATGCTTCTTCTACACTCGTAGCTACTGGGTCAATCAGGAAGTTCTGGGGCATGACTGGACGTAGCTTACAGATCGTCCTGTCCCTGATGTTTACACCTACGGCAGTCAGGTCCCCACCCATGATGGGCTGAGTTGCTGGTGCCATCTCTTTCTCTTCTGAGATGACTATTTCAGCGATTCCAGTTCCGAAGACAGCCGAATTAATAAGACACTCAGCCACTGCTTTACGTACTTTAGTAGCTTCAAAATCTGTATGCATCTGATTACGGAGAAATACAATGTCCGTTTTTTCAGGGTCATTAGCGTCGTCCTTGATGTCAAAGAAACGACCTCTGCCAAACGTTGCTTCCTCAATCTCTGCCACAGAGCTTTCAACAGCCTGCTGCAACGCTGGGCTAATGATTTTAGAACGTTCGGAACCTCTAGTTGCATCTTCCTGTGCCCAGATACCACGCCATAAGCGATAGTATTCATCAAATTTTTCTGAGTAGTTGGACTCAAAGTGGTCACGCCATGAGTCACACTTGGTGATAACCCAGTCCTCTAGGCGCTCCTCAATCATCAACGGTTTGTTTTCTTCGTTGAAATCTTCCATATATTAGTATCCCGATACGGAGTCCAAGACGTCAAAGTCTTCAAACTCAGTTAAGTCTCCTGTGTAAGGCACTTTTGCAAGCTGATCTATGTAGGCTAAAGCGTCCACTAGGTCATCATGCGTTAATACATCGGGGAACTGGAACAACTCATCTAGGAATCTACTGTTCCATTCCCCTTTGCTGAGCGCTATTAGGCCGTGTTCAAATCTACCCTGCAAAGCCCACATGATACGGTCAGTTTTCTTTTGATTACCATGTGTCAGTTCTTCCACTCTAAAGAAGAACCCATTTCGTTTCATCATGTCTGTCAAGGGGGACATTACCGCCTGTTTTGCTATGCCTCGTTCTATGCCTACACTAATTGGCTTGTAGTCCCTTACGGCTTGGAAGATCTTCTGTGCTGTTTCTTCCAGTGTCCAGCGCCCATAAATGATATTCTCTACGTACCACCCGTCCTCATTGGCAAACACAACAGCAATCGCTGTGTTGTCCAACTTGGTATTCTTTGATTTCTTTTTGGATACGTCCTGAAAGCCCGCTAAGTCCACAGCAATGTAACAGTCAAAGAACTCAGGTCTCTTGTCTGCAAAACTAATCCAGTCCTCTTTGAACATTTCGGAGCCTTTGGCTTCAAAGGACGCCATGAACTCCTGACGAAACGCATAGCTGGACATGGACTTCTTAGCGGTGTCTATTTCCTCCTTATCCAGTAGTGGGTTGTCATAGCTCGTAAAGTGCCATGATCTATAGGAGTCATCGTCCGACAACTCTGCGTACTTGTACAGATCATAGAAGTGATTGCGTCCCATCGGTGTTCCGATGAACAACGCGTGTCCCTTCTGGTCAGCTAGTGCTGGCCGTAGGATCTGCTCCCAAACATCGGGCTTAATGTCAGCGTACTCGTCCAACACTAAGAACTTCAGGGAGACACCACGCATGGTCTCTGGTCTGTCTCCGCCTTTTAAACTGATTGTTGCACCGTTGACCAGCTTAATCTGTAAATTGTTGATGTGGCTGGAGGCTATCACAGGGTGGCCCAAGTCCAGCAAGGTCTCCCACATGATGTCCCTAGCCTGACCCTGAGTAGGCGCTACGTAGAACACCGTACCCTTGTCAGTCTGTAGTGCGTTCACAATCAGCAACCATGCAGCTAACCGTGACTTACCTGTACGTCTACCAGCAGCAACGATCTTGAATCTCGTAGGGTCTTCCCAGACCTCTTGTTGCCACGGGAGCAACTGGATACTTAGTTCAGACACTAGATCGTTAGGTCAAAGTTACTGGCTTGATGCGGGACCATCTCAAACGTACAGATGGCTGTAAAGG